CGATGTTCTTCTCTATATCGTGTTTCAATATCTTTGCTGTATTCTAATCCTAAATTCTTATCACCACCTGCTTTTAAAGCGTTATCAACTAATCCTCTAATTGAGTCGTAGTCACCTGCTTTTAATAGATCTACAGATGTTAATAGTGCTTTTTTAAGTTGTTGGTTTTTACAGAAATTAGAAAATTCTTCTTCTATATAAGCTAAATCCTCATCTGATGCTTTATAAGCTTCTTTCAGTTGTTCTTTAACTGATACTTGTAATACTTCGTTTTCTAGTTTTTTAACTTCAACTTTTAATATCTCCATACTAGGAACAGTATGGTATTTTTCATAGTATTTTAAGATTTCATTGATAATCCACTTGTGAGCACTATTATCAAAGTATTCTTCACTTATGATATCATGTATATTAACTAGAAATTCTTTGTGTGTAAGTAAAGAAGATAAAACCTTAGTCTGGAAGTGTGTTCCATACTGTGCCAATGTACTTAATGTCATAACTTATTTTATTTAAAACTACTTAATGTTGTAAATGTGCTTCTAACCCAAAAATCTACATTTTTCAATGTATGTCCTAATCCATCTTCATTATACATCTTTAAAAACTCAGCTACTTTTATTTTCTCTGATGGTAATGTTGTAATGTTCTCTATATATCCTTTCTCTGTATTATCTACTAATGGGTTACCTAAATCCATTATCTTATAATGTTTCTGTAACATCTCGTAATCATATATTAACCTTGAGTAGATAACATTTTCTTTATACTTCCCTTCACAAATATTATACAAGTCATCTAAGGACATCTCTTTTTCTTGTAACTCTGGAAAGAATTTAAATAGTTTTTTAGGTCCTAATCCTTTTAATCCAGGTACTTTATCTGAGTTGTCACCCATTAATGTCTTATACAATATAAAGTTTTTAGCAGGTAAGCCAAATTTTTCTTTTACTAATTTGGGTGTGTAATATTCTTTAGCAATTGGACTGTAAACTGTAATGTTTTCATCTACTAATTGTAAAAAATCTTTATCTGCTGATACTATAGTACATTTAGAGTTGTGTTTAGTGGCTAAATAGTGAGATAAATAAGCTATAATGTCATCTGCCTCAACTTTGTCGAGTGAGATAAGTTTGACAGGTAAACACTTTAGATAGTGGATAAGTCTAGATATCTGGTTTATTTTAGATTCATTTTCTTCATCCATATCTTCAAATGTAGAACTCCTATTAACTCGAGTTAAGTTTCTACCTGATTTGTATTCGGGGAGAAGGTTCTTCCTGTTTATGGTTGAACCAACTCCGTCAAATACAATGTAAACTGATGTGGGAGTATTTTGGTTGATAAGAAAACTCAATGAACGTAAAAATCCTCCTAGGCCTCCAATATGGACACCATCTTGATTGACATAGTTTATGACCGCAAAGTTACGTAAGAATAAATTCAAACCATCAATGATAAGAACTTTATCATGCTTGTTAAATGTTGCTTTTCCAGGCTCATTACCTGGTTGGATGTTATCTAGTAACTTAAACAGATCTTTTTTATCCATGTTATTCTTCGTCAATTAAAGTGATGTTTTCTTTACTTTCTTCCCATTCTGATTTGTCTTCAGTAAGACCAATACCATCAAGACTTCCTAAGATATGTACCCACTCATGAGCATGTTGTTTCTTATACTCATTAATATCTTTGTTATCATCACTGATAAAACCATGAACTGTAGCTACTACTGTATTTTTAGTTTGTAGACCTGTAACGTGGTTTTTATCTACTGATACTTTAGTACGAACTGCAAATTCTACTTCTTTACCATCTTTAGTTGCTTTCAATTTACTAGTACCACTATTAGTAATGTTACCAAATGTAAGTACAATTGAAGCATCTAAAAACATTGTTTCACCATTTTTCATCTTCATTTTAGGTTGAGCAAAAATATTTTCAGCTGGTGCGATCCAAATCTTATTAATTGCTACCATTGAATTAGTGAATGGTGAACTTTCTTTGCGTGATAATGGAAAACGTTGATTAATAAAATTTCCAAACTGTTGTGACATTGCACCTGCATTCCACATTGGATTATTTTTATTTGCTTCAACACTCATTTTACAAGGTATAGATCCTATTGAATCCCAAAAGAAACATAAATCATAAGGCAAATTACCTTTCTTTTGTTCATCTAATAAGTCAGCTATAAACTCTGCTACATCTTCAATAGTACCTAATGTACTTCTATCAACATATAGGAAGAAACCTTTATAATTCACAATTTCACCTGTTGTTTCATCAACAACATCTTCAATTTGAAAACCCATTTGCTTAGCGTGTTCCCAAGACCATTTCATCTCTGTGATAATGAACACAGGCAAAATGCCCATTTTCTGGGCATTAATTGCCAACTCAAGTAAAGCTGTTGTTTTACCTGTATTACTGTGTCCTCTTAAAAGATTAATATGACCTATAGCTGCACCTGGAAGTGAAGTTGAATCTTGTAATGCTTCTGAAAATGGGATCCATCTCTGCTCTTTAAACTTAACTGTGCTGTTAAGTAATTTTTTCTCTTTGAATTTATCAAGGTTAAAACTTGATTTAATTTCTTCAGAGACTGCTGTCATTAAAGATTCTTTCTTTTTAGCCATAATTTGTATTGATTAATTTTTATTCTTCGTCCTCAAATAAAGCATCAAACTTAGCTGCTTTAGATGTTTTAGTAGGAGCTGTCTTTAAAGCATAATTAGCTTTAGGAGCAGGTGTTTCTTCTTCATCCTCATCATCTTCCCAAGGCAAGTCTTTAGGAGTAGCTTTAGTTGCTTTTACAGATGCTACTACTTCTTCCTCTTCCTCAGTTTTAGCTTCAGGATTCAAAAATTTCTCCAATACACTTTTAAGATCTTCAAATGTCATCTTCTTTTGAAGTTCAAGAACATTTGGTTGTTCAGTTAACCAAGACTTAAGTTGTGTCTTATCAGTACCAAGTGGTGATGTTTTTGGTTTAACACGAATTGAACATTTGATACCTTGACGACCACCACTATCACCCATCACTGCTTCAACTGTGAAATCACGACCGTCATTGATGTCTGTGAAGTCTCCATAATCTTCATCCTCAGCGATGCCGAGCAATTGCATATAGATTTCTTTACCAAATTCCCAAAGGCGAACACCTTTATCTTCTTCACCACGAACAACTACAGGAGCAAAAACTCGCATTTTAGGATCTAATTTCTTAGCTAATTGCCAATTTTCTTTCTCGCTTGTACCACGAAGTTGTTTAGAGAACTCGACGATAGGATCTTTTTCACCCCAGTTGGTCAAAGCATAAATAGGGAATTTAGAGAATCCGTAGTGTACAAACACTTCTTGGAATGGATTTTCTTTGTTGAGAATTGAAGGCACAATTCGGATTTGATACTTACCTTCTTGTTTTGGTTTCCAATAATACTTGGAATAGTCAATTTTTTCTTTTTTACCAGAGCTTGACGACTGCTGGAGAGAATTCAATCTCTGCTTAATAGCATTAATGTCCATAAAAATTTGGTTTTAAAATGTTAATTATAATATACTACTTATTTCTAGTAAGGCCAAACTTGCTTCAAAGAGCTTATAAACGGCCATGTCTTAAGTATTCAGTGTTAACGTTAGTTACCAATAAATTACAACTCAACAATCTTATACACTTTTGTGTTTAATTGTTTTAATTCATTATGTTGGGTTAATAAGATACAGTTTCTGTAGTGCATCCAGTTGATTCTGTAAGTCACATCTACTACACCACCATTTAGCTTCTTAATTAATTCATTAAGCGCGTTAATAGTGTATAGCGTGTTGGTTTCCTTTTTACGGTGAACCAATATAGTGTTTTCAGGAATTTCGTTTAAATTGGAGTAGTCTATATTATATGTGCAAACATATTCATCACTATTCTTAATCTGTAAGACAAATATTTTATTGTACAGTACATTGTACTGACTTTGTATATCATCTATGAGATTATCAATCTCATCTAATTCTGAAAATGTGCAAAATAGTTTATTACTCACATCATCAAAGTTTAAGTCTGTTATATCAAACCCATAAGGTTTATTATACATATGTTGTGAGTAAACTAAGGTCATAGTAGTTGTATCCATATTTCATTTTGTATTTTAAGCCATAACTAGCAAAAACAGAACATATATCTTCTAACAATTCTAGTTCGTCTTTGCTAATGTCAAATAAGAAAGCGTCGTAAGTATACAATACTAATTTAGTTTTATGACCTTTTATTATTGGTAATATATCTTGTAATATTAAAATGTTTTGTGATGTTTCTAAATTTTGAACCCAATAGTTGAATAACTTTTGGGGACCCATATTAGGTAGTTGTTCTTTATAGAACCTATGATTTGATATAGAACATTCAATATAACCCTCAGTATTAAACTGTTCCCATAAAGTATCTATTAATGTTTGGGTTTTAGAGAAAAATTCTAAATGTTTATAGTCATCAAAAATACCTCCATATAGTTGTTTAAAGGTAAGTTCTTTACTTGTTTTATAATCAACACCATACATTTGAGCCATATGATCATGTATTGACTCATCTCCAAAATTATATCCTATTTGTTTAGCAATTAGAGTTGGGTGATAAGAATCAATGTCAATATCTACTAACTTACCATTTGTAGATACAAATGCTTTTCTAGAACCATCTTTAGGTAACGCAGCAAAATTAATACCATTGAAACTATTAGATGGTCTTTTAGTTGTAGTATCTACGTTGTACTGCGAATATATTACATTGTTTTTTATTGAATGGAGGGTATTGTTGGGTGTAAAATAATCGTCTACAAGCGCTGTATCCATACTAATACCACTTGATTCTATAGTGTAGAAACATTCTATTGCTTTATTGTAAAATTCAGATTGTAGAGTGAAGTTTATATATTTAAAATATTCTTCACAACGCTCATAATGTTTAGCAATAGGAATAAATTTGTTTATATCATTCCTGTTTGGATATTGTCTATGGTAATAATCATAAATAGGAAATGATAAATTTTCTATATTGATAGGAGCATGTATTAAATTCTTTTTATTTAAAAAATACATACTTGTTTTCTTATCCCTAACAAATACTTCTTTATAACTTGTTATAAGTTTTTTAACTTGTTGAAATGGAATTAAAAATGCTTCATTATGTGAGATAGGAATAACATATCCTTTTTTATCACCCTCAGGTCTAATATAAACTAATGAAACATCATTTAAAACAGGATGTATTAAATCATGGTTTAGAATAAGTTCAACAAAACATCTGTTAGTTTGCTGTTGAGCAAACTCCTCAAATTGATGTTGACTTTCTATTAAATAATACATAACCTTTATTTGTCATAATATAATAAAAAATTTATCTTAAGCCAAGTTAAGGATTAGATTTATAATACTGTGTCCAGTTTTCTTTTAAATAAAGACTTAATCCATCAACTTTTTCTTTTTGCTCAGTAAATTCAGTTACATTTTTATTTGTTTTAGCTACTTGATTTATATCACCTGTTAGTACCCAAAACAAAGAAAATGGTTTATATAAACGCCAAGACACTGTTGAATCTTTTTGAACATATTGGGTGAAAGTAGCTTTGTTTATTTCAATAAAAAGAGGTTGGTTACGTCTACAAATAAAATATCTTACAAATTCTCCATTTTTATAATCTTGAGAAGTTGGGAGTAATGGTAATGATGTATTAGAAGGTGGAGGATCAGAAAGTAAACTAGTTGGAGCATTAGTAGGTTGTATTGGTGTGCTACGTTTTAATTCTTTAATATTAGCACTATTAGGTGTTTTTCCTGTAAAAAATTTTCCGTTATATAATTCATGATAATCCCCTACATATCCCTCATTATTAGAAACATAAATAAATTCTCCTCCTTGAGTGTAAAGATTACTTTTAATTTTATTTTTAGGTATATAAGCCATATTAAGAGTATGAAGCTAAAAGATTTTGTATTTGAGGGTTATTATTAATGCAACTTAAAGAATCTCGATAATTATCAGATGCTGCGTTTTTACCTCCATTTTGGGTTTGAGCTACATTATTAGCATTACCTATATAGTCTATAGAAGCAGATAATTTTTTACCATATAATCCTTCTATTTTTCCTATTACCAACACTGGGACTTCATATTGGAATATGAGATCAAGGTTGGATACTAAATCTATATTTACTCCATATTTAGCTAAAGTAGTTTGAGTAGATTTATATCCATCTTTAAATGTAGTTTGAGTCATTCCTCTACCTCTATATTTAAATCCATCTCCAGTAGAAGTTCCACCATTTCCTCCTCTATTAGCATAAACATAATTAGCTAAATTATCACTTGGGTTACTTAATATTGTTCTTAATTTTTCAATATTTATACCTTCTTTAGCTAATT